ATCGTTATCACGGACGTACATGGTTTCCCGCTTTAAATCGCTACAATGAATCGGACGTTTATACACATCCATCTCATTCAACTTTCTTACCATCTGCCGCGAAATGCCTTCCACGTAACCGAGTTCGCCCAGTTCTTCCAAATCCGAGAACTGCAGCATCATAGAGTTCACAAAGTCGGTGAGGTTCATTGCATCCTTGCATTTTTCATTGAGAAACACTTGCATATTAAAGGTTTTGTTATTACAATTATTCATATTATTGGTGGTATTCGTATTGTTTTTACAGACTTCTAACATTTGCTGTTGCATTTCCAACGTCTGTTTTTGTAAATCAGTATTGTTTTTAACGACTTCCATAATCAAACTAGTCAACATTTTTACATCATCGGGCGAATTAATTATTTTATTTTCATCATCATCTGTTATATCATTTTTTAATTGAATAGTACACCTTTTTTTATGCGTATATAATCCCTGTCTATAATGATATTCCTTACCACATATACAGTTAAATTTTTTTGGCGACTTTTCGCCATTTAATTGTAACTCATTGTAATTATTTTTATGCTTTCTAGTAGTCAAATGTTTATTATAATCACTTTCTTTGCTACATTTATAATCACAATAAACGCACGTATGTTTGATGGCGAGTTTTGGCGAATTTTCTGTAATCATTTGAACTCTATATTAGAATGACATAAAAATCGCCTAAATCCTTTTTATAAAATAGTTTTTTTATGAAAAAAATTAGCATCACAACTTTTTTCATCCGAAAATGGAAATGAGAGCATTTCAGTCACAACTCACTTTTTCATGTTTTTTCGCTATATTAAGTGGCGCTTTTGGAAAATGGACATTTATTTTTGTCCTTTTTCAAAAAACTTTCACCAAACCCAGAAACTTGTTTTTTATTGATTTTATAAAAGAGATAGAATACCCTCATTAATGAAATACACGATATTTGTTTTTAGTATGAGAAACCGTCGTAGGAAAACTAGTTACAAAACCAGTTTCCCCTTCATAAATAAACCGATTAATTTTGTTTATCCAAATATCAAATACATTTGTATCGGTAGTAAAATCGGTATTTGCATCTAATAGTAGTAGTGGGCTTTTGATGTTTGCATTCAATAGCCATTCCTCGTGGTATTTATGGCAGTTTTGGAGGTAGTCTAATGGAATCGTTTCGCCTTGGCGTCCGCGTTTGATAACGCGTTGATAAGAAATGTCAGGTTCAGCCCGAACATAAATGAACTTAATTGGCGGAAAATCAGTAATAAATTCATGCACCCATTTGGTATAAATATTGTATTCAATTTCTTCAATCTTTTTGTCATCAAAAAGCATCTTGGCAAACACTGCCGAATCCGTATAAATGCTGCGTTCCATAAAAATCACCTTATACTTTCCCTTTAATGCTTTTCGGAAAACCGATAACCGAGTGATATAGGCCATCATTTGAAAGGAAAAGGCGTATTTCGGTTGATTTGCATAATATTTTTCTAAAATAGTTTCACCCGAACTGTCTTTAATCGTATTCCAAATATCAAGCGGTTCTTTAATAAAACAAATAGACGGATCAAATTGACATAATTGCTCTAATTGTTCAATTAAGGTTGATTTACCTGAACCAATGTTTCCTTCAAGTGAAATAATAATTGGTTCGGGCGAAGATAACGGAAAAGACAATTGTTCCATTTTTGTAGGTGTTATGATATGTTATTAGATTATATTAATGATGGTTTAATTCAATTTTATATATAATTCAAACATATATAATTCAAAAATCATTCAAACATATATATCATTAAACCTAAAATTGAAATAAAGATAAGGTGTCATAGTATCTATTACAATAGTGTCAAACTACCATCCGCAATCTAAGATGAGTTTTATAACCAAACAAACCAAATTAACCAAAGATGAATGGACGAACATTGAAGTGCCTTGCAGTGATTCTGAAAAACGTATTTTATCCCTTATTGAAGATGGATATGCTGATGTAAACATTCGGCGGAACTATACATCATCACTTGCACGCCATATTAAAATAACACATCCAGAAAAATTCAGTCACTATTTGTATGAAAACTATTTTAAAAAACATATGGATGGCTTGTGTAAGAAATACAGTCCGTTCTTTCCAGAATTGGTTGAGATGATAACATGTTTGGATAAAAAGGTTGGCAGTGGCAGTGGCAGTAGCAGTGGCAGTGGCAGCAGTAGTAGTAAACAACCCGTTTTAAAAAAAGCGGATATGATTCGTATTGAAAACACTTCAAAAAATATTGATGAACACAAGGACGCAATTTTTGAATATATTTTAATTGATTTATTAGAAAAAATGCTGGCAAAAAAACACTTAAAAAAAAGCACTACCAGCGGAAAAAGTAGTAGTGGTAGTAGTGGTAGGAATGAATGGTTATTTCAGTGTTATACACTTCATCGTCTATTAAGTTATACGGTAGAAGATAAGAATCCGATTGTATGTAGTCAAGTGGAAAAGATTATTCATTATGTTGTTAATGAATCGCTTGGTTGTATAGAAGAAATGCTTTCCCAAAGTTATTCGTTGATTGAAAAAAACGACTATCTCTTGAAGCATGCAGACGAGACCTTATACGACCACCAAAAGGAACTGTTTAGTGTATGCAAGAACCCTAACCCTAAATTGGTCTTGTATATTGCACCAACCGGCACGGGAAAGACAATGTCACCGCTTGGCTTATCTACCAATCATCGGGTTATTTTTGTATGTGCCGCGCGACACGTCGGTTTATCCTTGGCAAAAGCGGCCATTTCAATGCATAAGAAGATTGCTTTTGCGTTTGGGTGTAGTGATGCAGAAGACATCCGTTTACACTATTTTGCAGCGAAAGAATACACGAAGAATGCAAAAAGCGGCGGCATTGGGAAAGTAGACAACACCCAAGGTGAAAAAGTAGAAATTATGATTAGTGATGTGCAGTCCTATCTACCTGCAATGCTCTATATGCTTGCATTTAATCCAAAAGAAAAAATCATTACGTATTGGGATGAACCGACCATTACAATGGATTATCCTGAACACGAATTGCATGGGATGATTAATAAAAATTGGACGGAGAATTTAATCCCGAACATGGTGCTGTCTTCGGCAACGCTGCCACAACGCAATGAAATCACCGATACAATTATGGATTTTTGCGGACGGTTTGCAGAGGTTGATGTTCACGAAATTATTAGTTATGACTGTAAAAAAACCATTCCACTTTTGAATCGTGAAGGGTTTGTTGAAATGCCGCATTATTTGCATTCCGCGTATGCAGAGGTATTAGAAGTGGTAGAACACTGTAAGCGACATAAAACATTATTGCGTTATATTGATTTGAATGAAGCCGTGAAATTTATTCTGACGGTTCAGCGGATGCAAAAGGATAATGAGAATACGATTATTATGAATAACCGCTATACGGTGGAAACCTATTTTACGGGTATTGATACCTTAACTATGGCCAACATTAAACTGTTTTATTTGGATTTGCTGGGTAATTTGAATCCGGACGCCTATCCGTTGGTTTATAAGGAACTGGGTGGATTGCGGAAAAAGGCGCAAGAATCCAACGTGAATATTGTAACCACGGATGCACATACCTTAACGGATGGACCCACCATCTTCTTGGCGGACGACATTCAGAAAATTGCGCAATTCTATATTCAATCCGCCAAAATTCCGAGTTATGTCTTGAAAGACGTAATGGATAAAATTGTGTTTAATCGCAATCTGCATGAACAACTTAAAGTATTGGAAAAAGATTTGGAAGATGCAACGACCTCTACAACGAGCGATGGCACGAAAAAAGATAAAACCACGCGGGATGATAAGTTATCGCCGGAGTTGAAAGAAAAGAAACAAAAATTAAATACACTAAATGCAAGTATTCAGACCATTATTCTAACGCCGATGTACGTGCCGAACACACGCGATCATTTGTATAAATATGCAGCGAAAATGGAACACGCAAATGCATTTACGTGCGATATTTCCGAAGAAACCGTTGAACAAATTATGCGGATAATGGATGTGGAAGATTATTGGAAATTGTTGTTATTGATGGGGATTGGGGTATTTGCAGAACATAAAAGCGTCCGCTATACCGAGGTTATGAAAAAATTAGCCCAGGAACAAAAACTGTTTATGATTATTGCATCCAGTGATTATATTTATGGCACGAATTATCAGTTCTGCCATGGCTATATTGGCAAAGATTTGGGTGACATGACCCAAGAAAAATGTATTCAATCGATGGGTCGGGTCGGGCGCAATAAACTCCAACAGAATTATAGCGTCCGCTTTCGCGACAATGCCTTAATACATAAATTGTTTCACCGAGACGATAACAAACCGGAAGTTGAAAATATGAATCGGTTGTTTAACACATTATAAAACTAATTTAAATGTATTATACGTAGTGTAGTTAATATAAAGACAACGAATAACAAAAATGTCGCCCGAATATTTTGTTATTCCTTTAATCATGAATCAAGCAACGAGTATTATTAATACCTTAAAAACCGGGATTATTATTTTTGATTTTTCAATCCTCCTCATTTTTATTTTTATGTTTTATATGACCGATGTAAATTATATTAAAAAATATTATTACTCTTGGAATGAAAATAGAAAAAACAGTATTGTGATTTGTAATGAACAACGAACGCGGTCTATCCGTTTTCGGGCAATTATGCATTTTTTGGCAAAACAAAACGATACCGTGTATTGCATCCGCGAAGATACTGAATTTGATTGGGATGATCTAGAAAAACGCAGTGAATATCTGGTAGACCAAGTGAAAGAATTTAAGTTGACAGATACGATTTATGGGAAGATAAAGAACGAAGAAAAAGAGAAAGTTAGAAATCCGGAATCCAATAATACGGTTGTCATTGAATACAACACATTGATTCTCTTTTCCTATAAACACAACTTAGCGTATCTCCAAAAATGGATTGATGAACGCGTGAAAGAATATAAAACATATTTGAAAACCTCGTCTAATGAAAAACAGCTGTTTATTACCGTATCAACGGATACGAACCCTGAAAAAAAGGTCAAGAATAAAAATAACAACACTAACGGATTATTAATTGATTCGGTTGAATGGGAATCCTCTATTACCTTTGAAAACAGTTATTTCCAAGAAATGGACGACATTATTAAAAAAATAGATTTTTTCTTGAACAATAAGGAGTGGTATATGAAACGTGGTATTCCCTACAATTTGGGGATTTTATTGCATGGTGAACCTGGCTGCGGGAAAACACGGTTTATTAAACAATTAATGAACCACACCGGACGGCACGGGATTGATATTAAATTAAATGATGCAATGGACTTTACGTATTTACAAAATATCATCTACAAAGAAGAGTTGGATGATACGCATATTATACCCCAAACCCAACGTATTTTGATTTTTGAAGACATTGATGCATTGGGCGATGTGGTGAAAGACCGTGATTTAAAAAAATCAGTGTCGGATCTATCACTACATGAATCGCATTTTGTAACTGTTGACAAAGGAAAAGAGAATAGTAGTAAAAATAATAATGATATGTTGAATAGTTTTTTAAAAATAGCAAATTCATCCTCCACGTCGTCATTGTCTCAAGCAAAATGTAATAATAATTTGTCGTATTTATTGAATATGTTAGACGGGATTCATGAATGTAGCGGACGCATTCTTATTATGACTACAAATAAATTAGATGTCTTGGATAAAGCACTGATTCGTCCCGGTCGTATTGATATTAAAATCAACTTTCAAAAATGTTCGCTCTATGACATTTCACAGATGATTGAAAAATTTTGGAATATTGTTATACCATCAGAAACACTATTGGCAGAGATTCAGCGAAAATACACGAATGCCGAAGTGATTAACATTTTTAGATCCACGGATGATTTTGAGAGCATCCGCCATGAGTTTGTATAATGAAGTAGTAAACTACCTATACTGAATGATACCTATACTGAATGACTCTATTATAGTTTTTTTTGGGTCTTACGGGTCTTACGGGTCTTACGGGTCTTACGAGTCTTACGGGTCTTACGAGTCTTACGGGTCTTACGAGTCTTACGGGTCTTACGGGTCTTACGCTTTTTAATTTTTATTCCCCCGCTGGATGGATTAAAATTAAATTTTTCACACATTTCTGCTAAGTCAGCACCCTCTTTTTTTTTAACATTTGTGTTAAATGTTATACATTCTTGATAAGCAGTATCGGTGTAATACTCTGTTATTATTTTCTCAATATACGCTTGTTTTTCTCTTGCAGTCATAAAGTCAGGTAAAAATTTAAAACAACCGGATGGTTCATGTTGTCCCTTTTTAATATTTTTTATACATAAAGAAAATTTAGTAGCGGATGGACTATCAGCACCCGTGGTTCTAGTATTACGCCAATAATTTTTATGAGAGATTCTCCAAATTGGATAGGTTTTATCCGTCGGGTCTGGATTATTTTTGTTATTCGTTATACCTTTCAATTTCCCCCAATAACTTATATCTGGTTCGGCAGCATCGTCCATACGTTTTGTAGTTAATGTTGTTTTGTATAATGTATAGGCTTCGTCATCTTCTTCACCCTCACCTTCTCCTCCATTAATTAAATATAATTGTTTAAAGTTATTTTGAATTAACTTATTTGGCGAGGATGATGAAAAGACTATATGAACTTGGTGTCCCCTCTTATTTTTTAATTTATTAGCCCATTGAGAAACGACCCATTCTGTAAATTCAAGCGGTATTCCATGCCTACTTTTATAAGAAGGTTGTAATTTTTCCACCTTAGATTTATCCTCAAGTGTAGTTCGGTTATATTCTTTTGTTTCATATGGATTGTTTGTTGATGTAATACATAAAACGTCTAAGTTAAGGTCAGTGCATGCATTTTGCCAGGCATAAAAATGCCCTTTATGTGGGGGGGGCAATAACAACCTGCAATAAATCCGATTGTTTTATTCTCCGTTATGGTTGCATCAATATCTTTATTTTCTATATTATTTGTATAAAAAGAGTGTAATTTACTTTTATTGTGGGTGCTCATTGGTAATATATAATTATACAATAAAATATAATTATACACTAAAGTTGGCAGTTAAGGATTATCAAACGGTTCTAGGTCTTCCTCGGTATCTTTTGTGGGTCCTTCTTTGAAAATAGATTGTTTTTGTCCCTTATATAATTTGTAGGTGGCGCCAATCGGGTTAAAGAAACGTGTTGAAAATAAAAATAGGATAAAAAACGCAAGTAAATAACGATACTCCCAATGGGTTGACCCTAATACATAAATTAGAATACAAATAAGCGCATACATTACTAGTTGGGCAATATTAAATAGTTTTTCAATTTCTAGTTTTGTTTGCATGCCGCGTTCAAAATCATCATCCATAAATTGAAAAAATACCATACCGCTTGACCCCGTGGGTTCAAAATAATATTCGTAAAATGGATAATTGGTTTTAGTTCTAATATACCAATCAACTATTTTTTGGGGGAAAATATAGACAATCGGTAGTCGTGTAAAACATTTATAGACATAAAATGGTTTAAATTTCATTTGTTCGGTTAAATTGTAATCCCATGTTTTATGCAAGAAAATATTATTAATGTTTTTTATTAATGCTTCATTTTGCGTGCTAATGATGTAGGCGCCGCCCCTGGCTAACCGTAAACCAATTTCAATAATTTTAGTATCACGGTATTGGGCGTTTACAATACCTGTAAATTCGGTCATATTTAGGTTAACCCACTCCACGACATTGGCCGGGGGGGTTAAAGCAGGAGAGACCAGTTTCCAATCATCACTAAACCCATTTTGTTTATCCGAATATTGATAGGTTAGTTGATGAACGATTTTCCCTTTTAATAAGACAAAATCAGTCATACCTTCGGTTGCATCAATAAATTCGGACCACATCATATTTTTATAACCAATGTATTTTTTCAACTCATCTGCATCGTTCACCTTAAAACAGTTTTTAGAAGAAGCGCTTAAATGCCCCCAGCGCGGTTTTATAAAAATGGGATAAACAACCTTCTCTTCTTTTCCAGCAAGTTTTTCTAAACGACCGCCGACTAATCCTTGACTTTTAATAATCCATAATTTATCGTAGACACGTTTGAAACGCGGGTATCTTTCATAACAAACTTTATCATAAAAAGGCATTTTATCCGTTAAATGTAGTGTAAAATGGTCAATGTAAGGATTGAAATACCCCATCATGGAACACCATTTTTTTTCATATTGCATTAAATAGTTAAATACATCGGACATTTAATACTAGCTACTATATAGTATATACTATAGTATAATATTTATTAAATGAATATAAAACTATTACATTTTATATAGTATACAAAATGTCGTTTGCATTAAAGGGTGGTTATAATGCATTTTACCGAAAGATTATAAATGTGTCTTTAAAAAAAACAACTGTATGGAACCGAGGAGCGGTTATAATAAATGGGGTGAGATGTAATATTGATTCTGCAAGAGATAACGAGATAGAAATTATTAAATACAATGATATGAATACATTATTGGTAAATGATGCAATTATTTATGAAAACCAACGGTTATTTACCTATGATATTAATCTGAACTATAATTTTCAATACAAGACTGATTTCAGTAAGAAAAATATATACAGTTATATTGATTTTAAGGCGGTTAATTATAATGACCTTGAGCATCTATTTTCCACACACTGTTTGAAGTAAAAAAGGATTAATCATTTACATAAATGATATTAAACCCTTTTTATTAACTATAGGTAAGTGACACGAATCACACACAGACCATCTAGTAAACCATGATTGTAACGCTATTAGATCCAAATGTGTCAACGACCATGAACGTGTTTATCGTTATTGCCAATATTATTAACCTCTTATACAATATTCCGCAAATGATACATACGTATAAAACAAGGTCTACAAAGGATTTTGATGTTTGGTTTATTGTCTTAAGATGCATCGGTAATACTATTTGGTTAGTCTATTCTATCTACCTTAATATTTTTTTGATGATGTTGAATAATCTAATTACGGTAGTCTCATCCATTTTTATTGGGTATTACAAACTACTTGAAATCGTAGAACAAAAAAAGTTGTATAAAAACCAAATAAATGATGAAGACATCATTACGGTAATAGATTCTACTGAAAGTATTATATGAGTGTATTGATTGATATTCATAATATAAATATTATTTTATGAATTGTTATTTTATGAATTGTTATTTTATGAATTGTTATTTTATGAATTATTATTTTATGAATTATTATTTTATGAATTATTTTATAGTTCTAAGTCATATTTTTCCTTTATTTTCTCTCTAAATAGAGTCAACTGTTCTTCTAATCTATAATTATCAGGCAACACCATTCTTAAATTCAGTCTTTTTTCTTCGGTGCCAACACTTTTTTTATCAAATACGAGGTGAGGTTTATTGCGTTCTTGTTTTAAGGTAATATAGGTAGGCAATGCCGTATCTGAATTATCTAGAGGATAAACATCGTTTTCTAAATCAGTTACAACTTTATTTGCGCTGGCTAATTTTTCCAATAGACTTATTTTATTTGATTTACTAGACATCCAGGGTTTATCTATTTTGGGATGTTTTTCTACCTTAAAGAATTCTCTATAAAGTTTTTTCTCTTTATTATAACATTCCTTATAATAGACTACAAATTTCATCATCATTTGTTGCGTAAGACCATCGGGCAATTCCCGCGCAGATGATTTACGCTCACGTTTAGTTCCTTCAGAAATGCCCTTTGAATTTTGTTCTTGTTCACTTCGGGAGGCAATTCTCAGATTTGTAAGTGTATTATTTAAAGGATTTCGGTCAATATGGTCAACACTAATAGTCTTCGTGCCTTTTCCATTACCACGACAATCGGTAACGATTTGATGGATATATAAGTTACTAGCACATCCAATATACCCATTTTGATGTTTATAAAAGGTTAATTTTTGTCCATTATTATATAATTTCTCAAAATCTAATATTTTTTGATAGGATTCAGGACAAAGAATGCATATTGAATTTTTTTCACAATACATTATAATAACCTCTTCATTCTCTTGATTTCTTATTCTCCACATTGGATTTTTTAATACATATGCGTCATTTCCAGAAATCAAATAATGACCTTGTATATATTCAATTACATCATATTTTTTCTTTACTTCTTCGTGATATTGATGGTATATTTCTATATTACGCCTACGTAAATCATAGGGATTATTATTTTTGAAAATATAATTGATATTACTTGAATTATATGAAAATAGAAGTTCTAATAATGAAAAGCGTTTATAATTATATAAATATGACGGATAAACATCAGAATTATTTATGAAATTTAGTCTCTTATCTTCTAGTATAAATTTATTAAAATCGGAAAAATCCAGATAATATTTTTTCCCCGAAAAATCTAATACTCCGCATAATAAAGTAGTATCAACACTTGGAATTGCCTTCATTTGTTTATGGTTTAATACCATATCTCCCGTGGTAATAATAGAATCAATTTTCTCACTAATCATAGACTCCATAGAAGTAATCATATTATAATTAATATAGTATGATTTTGTTTAAGTAGTTTTTTATATAAAGTAATAAATAATAAAACACAAACCCATTCCGCTCAATTGGAATATGCTAAACCACCCATTCCGGACATCACACGCAACACGTTGTAGTTGGTGGCATACACACGGACCTTCGCGGTCGAGGTACCGGCAACCGTCGCGTTAGACAGGACAAGCTGGAGCGTGGCGTTGTCAATGCGCGAGAAGTTGCAGGAACCCGAGGGCTGGTGCTCTTCCGGGCGGAGGGCAAACGAGTAAACGTTGATCCCCGTGTCGGGGTTGCGGGTGTGGTGCTGGTAGGGCTGGACGAGGTCAAAGTAGGTTCCTTCACGCTCCGAGAAGCGGTCTTGACCGTTGAGCTGCAACTTGGCAGTGACAACGGGGTTCTGACCCCAGCAGTGCATGTCAAGGGAGCTCTCAGCCAAAACGAAGGTTCCGGCATCAGACACACCCGAGGCAACCGCATTATCAAATGCGGGGTAAGCACCATTGCTGGAACCACCGGTCCAGTCAACATTTCCACTGGTAGTAACATCCACCGCGCCGGGGTCAGCGAAGAGACCAGACCCGTTAATAAACCCACTACCAATAACGGAGGTCTTACCACCGAACGCCATAATGGAGTTAGGGAGGGCATCAATACCATCCGTGTAGTTGAAGGGTTGGGCACCCAGGGCAGAGTAGAGAGTGGTGCCGCAGGTGAGGGACGAGCAGTAGTCCACGTTGGCATCAGGCTGAACCACAAAGACCAACTCCTTGCAGGGGTGGTTAAAGTTCAACTTGATCTTGTTGGACGAGGAACCGACGGATTCATCACCCGTGAACTGGAGCTGCTCAATTAAGTATTCGTGGGGGTTCTGGGCCATACGGCGACGCTCATCCGTGTCCAAGAACACGTAGTCAACATAGAGCGAGGCGGCAACGAGCGACTGGTTGTAGGCGTTGGTCACGCGCTGGCTTGCCGAATTGGCGCACGTAAGGTCAGCAACGGCCCACAAGCACTCATCAATCGGGCGGATATCAAGGTTAATCTTGACTTCGTGGTATTGAAGCGCAATGAGGGGGAGGGCAAGACCGGGGTTTCGGCAATACCAGAACTGAAGGGGGACATACAGTGTCGTTTCAGGGAGGGCATTGCGGGGCTCGCACACTTGGGTGGGCGCCGAGGACGAACAGGGACCGTCCACCGCCGAGAAAGAGGGGTCCGTGATGAAGGTAAGCTGGGTCGTGTTACCAATCATACGGTAATAACCACGCTCCTGTTCCTTGGAAAGGGTGAGCTGGTTCCACAAGTGCATCCAGTCACCATACTGGCGATCAATGCGCTGACCACCGATTTCAACCTCAACCTGGGAGATCATTTGCTCACCAGGGAAGTCAAGCCAGCGGGCCCACACACCCTTACCGCTGGTGTTACCCATGTTCTGGTTAATTTCCGGCAGAGTGACCTGCAGGTAGGTGCGGTAAGCCAAATCACCATTACGGCTGATGGTGCAGGTCACACGGCGACCAAAGTCGGCTTGACCATTAAAAGTCTGCTCAATAGATTCCATCGAGAAGTTCGTGTGACGACGGTAAGTCACCTTCCAGAAGGTAATCTGGGGATTACCCGTAAGGTAAACGTCTTGAGCGCCATAAGCTACGAGTTGCATTAAACCTCCTCCCATTGTGTTATACTATTGCTAAAGAAAAAAAAATCACGAAAAAAATAATTAATTTAACTTATTTAATTATTTTTAAAAATGAAACTATTTAATTTAATTATTATACTTTTTTATTTGGTGAATTTAAGTTTGATTCAATGAAATTATTCAAATATGTGTCTAAATATACTTCTCTTTTCCCTTCATGCTTTTTTGAAAAGAAGAATTTATTATCACGTTTTTTTACAGACCACCCTGAATCTAAAGCATTCCAAATAAACGACATTTTTTGGAATTGGATAAAATCAATATCTAAATTAGATGGAATAGTTATATTAAAGTCCATTGTTAGGAATAGAATAGAAAACATTAACTATTTCTAAACCAAATTCTTTTGTTTTTGCTTAAATAAAAAGCACCTACGTATAAATATATGCCAACATTTAAACCTAAAAATCTTAAAAAAATTATAGTTTCTAAAAAAAATATAACTACATTGGACGGTAAACATAAAGAAATAATTGAAACGATCAATACTATGAAAGAAAAAGAACTTCCACGTTTACTGAATGAAAAAATGGAGTTAAAAAAAGTATTAAAAAAGGGCAATAATACCATAGATGAAGAACTAGAGATGAAAGATAGACTTGAAGTATTAAAACAAGAGATACAATTAATAAAGCGAAAGGAAAAGGAATACTATCTTAATAATTCTTCCTATGTATTTGATTATTTTGAGAATAAAAAAAAAATTGCAGAATGTGAAAATAAAACAACTTTATTGGATAATTTTTTTAAAATAAAATCCGAAGATACGACATTAAGTGATGAATTGTGTAATGAAAAAAAGAATATACAGACCTATATGAGAAATGTAGATGAACGTTTTTTAGATATTAATAATTTTATAAATGAAACGGACATTTGTAAGTTTTGTAACAAGGGCGAAATGATTGCAGTTGATTATGAAGGAATTATGATATGTAATAGTTGTTCAACCAGTATTAAATATTTGGTTGAAAATGAAAAACCTTCGTATAAAGAACCACCTAAAGAAGTCTGCTTTTATGCTTATAAGCGTATTAATCATTTTCGTGAAATTTTGGCACAATTTCAAGCAAAAGAAACAACCCAAATACCCGACGAAGTCATTGAAAACATTATTCAACAAATAAAAAAAGAGAGAATTGATATGTATCAATTAACCAACAAAAGAACAAAAGACATACTTAAAAAACTTGGCTATAATAAATATTATGAACACATTCCATTTATTAAAGATAAGTTAGGTATAAAACCACCCATTATGAGTTCCGATTTAGAAACCACCTTGTGTAATTTATTTATGGATATTCAAGGACCCTATGCTAAATTTTGTCCGGATGATAGAGTAAACTTTTTAAATTACTATTATACCGTTTATAAATTATGTGAATTATTAAATCAGCACCACTTTTTGCCGTATTTTCCAATGTTGAAAGATAGAGAGAAAAGGATAGAACAGGATGAAATATGGAAAAATATTTGCGAGGAACTCGGATGGGAATATATTCCGACCATCTAAGTTAGGTGTGTGTGTGTGTGTGTGCGCGCGAGTTCAACATAACTTAGTATACTCTTTATAGGGCAATATGAATAGTATTTTAATTAGAAAAAATAATAATATGGAATTTAATAGCGAACACCAAGTTGACCCCCACGACATATAATAGTTAAAATAAGAATATAACAATATTAAAAGAATAATTAAGGTTATAATGGGTAATTTAACCGCCAACACAAACCCTAGCGATAAATATAAGTAGCATAGTATTTTCTCGTATTTTGCCAATTCAACCCATTTCCAACGTAAATGGTTATTTGTATTAACCTGTGTTATAAATTGAACCGGATTATATAATTTCTTGTAGACCGAAACAATAAGTAGGATTGAAAAATAAAACAAGAATAGAGTAGTTTTTATACTTAAATATTTAGTTGGGAGTGTTAATATCACTGCTAAGGGTTGAACAACCCAAATAAGCAGCCACCCAACCACCGAAAATAGTTTATTCCTAACTAAATCTTTTGTTTTTATACTTTTCCATAAAAAGTATTCAACTAATTGCATGGAAGAAAAAGAAAGAAAGAAAAATTAGACACTCCAGTGATCAAATTCTTTTACCTTGTATTGGGTATAAGTATTATTATACCATATAAAAATTAGAACAAGTGAAGAAAACATAAAGGTGTTCAATGAGATTGTTTCATTCCAACACATTTATACTATACATTTATAACAACCCTATTTTATTTTATTTTCATATATTTTTTAGTTTCATATATTTTTCATAGTTTCATATATTTTCTAGTTTTCATTGTGTTTTCAAGCAAACCTTTCGTCTGCTTAACCTGCTTGAATTGACTTCACTTGTATCCTGTAAAAAAAGAGAGGATACCCTTACAATGAAACGAAACGAAACGAAACTATAGTATCTATAATTGTTTTGATACTATAGTTTTTTTTTGCCTAAAGAGTGGCAGTTCCCACGTTAGAACCCACCAGGAAAATGCACTAAATTGGCACCGATACCAAACCCTGCACCTGAGCGAGCACTCACACCCATACTGGGGACATATGTATCTAAAATACTAAAGGTAGCGGCCGCAGTCAGCGCAATTAATGCAATTTCATCAAACTTGAGAGATTGTTGGGGAATGGCAAAAGCGGCAATTGCAACCATCAACCCTTCCACTAAATATTTAATTGCTCTTTTAATTAACTCTTTTGCATCAATACCTAACATATTTATATTAACTATAAAGAAAAAAGATTTTAATATAACTCTATTCTAATTTCCTTTTTTTTACCCTTTTTTCTTTTTCTAAAACAATATAACTTTATTGTATAAAGAACTTAAAATAGTCTTGCTAGTTATAAATTATATAGAATGACCGATAATAAAGATAGTTTTCCTCATCGCATTAACCCTGACGGCAGCGTAAACAATAAGTATGTTGATGTCTTAGATGAAGATAAACCGATTGCCGGACAAAAATTTGCGTGTGTTTCTTTTATTTCACCGGAAAAAATCATTAAAAAACGTGAATTGTATCATTTCCAACAATTCCTAAAACAATGGGATATGAATAAATCTATTGAAAAATTTAATCAATTCTTGAGTTTTATTTCTTATAAATACAATTTAAATTTTGATAATGTTTCTAAAGATTTACAGGATTTTTGTAAGGATGAAAAAGAAAGTATTACGGCTTCTTCAGTAGAAGATGATTTTAAGAACTATATGGACCTGAATGATGAGCGACTGCTAGAAGAGTTTAACAAAGAACATAAATTTCAGACAAGTGTTCGTGGGTTAAAGATACGTGGGTCTTATCCTACCCAAGAAGAAGCCGAGATGCGGTGCAAGATGTTGCGCGAAGTTGACCCGCATCATGATGTCTATGTTGGACCGGTGGGTATGTGGATGCCGTTTCACCCCGAATCCTATAAAACCGGACGGGTTGAGTATATGGAAGATGAGTTGAACCAGTTGATGCAAGAAAAGACGAAGAACGAGTCTTCGGCAAAGATTGAATTTGATAAGCGCATTAAAGAAACTAAAACAAAAGCAATAGAAGACAATAAGAAAAAGGCCCTTGAAAGTGGCAATGTGTTGACGCAAACCATTGACGAGGAAGGCAATCTGGTTAGTGTGAAGGATGTTGACGAACACGGAAAACAAAATAAAATTTCGGTTGCAGACTTGCGGAAGGAATTGTTTGATAGCGAGAATGTGGTTACGGGGAAGTATTCGGACCATGGGTTGGGTAATGTGGCCAAGGTGCGGGAGTTGCCGACGGAAATGCTAGATGCACTTAAGCAAGTTGAGGAAAAGATGGCTGAGGAAAAGGTTGCATAAGATGTAGGCAAAAGGCAAAAAAAAGGGGGGGGGAGAAGAATTATAGACTAATTATTATATAGTAATTAGTATATAGTATGGCTACGCATAGAAATGGGCAACCAACTAGACGAATCAACCCATCAGACCCTGATAAAGAAGCGGCAGATTCATATGTGGAAAAAGTTAAAGTCTTACGCAAAGTGTTAAAGGATATAGAAATGAAGTATAGAAAGGCGGAAGCGATAGCCAAAGGTGAACGAGATAAAGAAAAGTTAGTTAATGCAATAGCCGATATGGAGGCTGCAGTAGAAGAAAAAAGTCATATCGTTTTTCCTCCCTTCCCTAAAAGAGAAGGACAAACAGACACTATCATGAGTATTCACATAATTACAGAGATTAGCATAAGTAACCGCAGGAAAATTATTTCCACTGCAATGTTATGGAAAAGAGATTTAAGTCAGAGACGACATGATTATGAAGCAGTTGAAGCACGTCAACTAAATGCATCCAAAGAACCATCTAACTTTAGAACGCAAATGACCAGATTTGGTATTGGTATCCAACGTGAATATGGAAATCAAAGAGTGCCAGTAACCAATCCAGGTCCTGCTTATAAATCAAAGGAATCAAAATCAGGTAACTTTGGTTTTTCGGAACCTTCCCCTCCAGCGTATTACTCACAACCACCTCCGCCTCCATCGTATAATGCAGTATTACGACAAAATCAAGTTCAAGCCGAAGCTCAAGCTCGTGCTCATCAATATTCAGACGAAGGTGGGTCTAGGTCTAGGCGTAACTATAAACACAAAAAAACACATCAGAAGAAGAGACCTACTACAAAGAAGAGACCTACTACAAAGAAGAGACGACCTACTACAAAGAAGAGACACCACCGAAAATGAAAAAAAAATACGATGACTATACGATAATGCGCGTTATATTTAACAATACTATTATATACGATTATTACATAATAGTATAACATGTCCCAAACCAAAGCGTTGATTGATTTTCATTTACGTATTGAACGGTCGGTTACGGCAATTATGAAAGACGGGAAAATTGACCAGAATGATATTCCGGAAATATTGCTGTTAATTACGGATTTAGTGCTGGCGCCGACGAGTCCTAAAATGACAGTTGAAGAATTGGCGGAAAAAATTAACGAATTGTATGATTACATTATGACCCACTATAAATTGTTTCCGGCAGATGATGGGCAAAAAGAACAATTTAAGCGGTTGTTTGCTATCTGCGTGAAATTGGTATTGGTTCAACCGAACATTAAAAAGGCGTGCAAGAGTTGTTTTTCGTGTTTGGTGTAAGTTTTTTTGTGTTTTACACCTTCGCACATTTAAAACGCCGATAAAAATTTAAATGTTTTTTTAATTTTATCCAAATCACATATATCAATTTGAGATTTTACATATTTAAATTGAATAGATGGTTTTGATATTACGCTATCACTTTCAATAAAAACAATTATATTATTATAAATGAACCAAATAGAACAATAATCACCATAATCATTCTCGTTATGATCTGCTGAGATATAAACAGCAATATCAATTATTGTATAAAATGTTGATTCAGTCCAATTCATAGTATCATATTTTTCAACAATACACTCTGGATGCTTACATATTAATTGTATATTTTCATTAAGTTCTCTTTCGGTATAAGTTTGTTTATCTAAACCTAATTCAGACAAATAACTATCTGTTATTAATGACTTCCTTATAGGAATTGCTCTCGCATTAAAAAAGATGGATGGGATTGTTGTAATATAATCTTTTTTTACATCGTCTGTTGGTGAAATACATATCCCCTTAGGAATATCATTCATAATACCAAGGATTTCTCTAATTCTTTCCATTATATTATTTTATGTATTTATCTTTAAGTTTAAATAATCAGCGTAGCAAGTAAAACGCCGATTATTTTATATAAGAATTAGATTTTTATATAAAATTGATTTATTATAATTTTAAACTATAACAAATAAACAAAGTAAAATGATTTCAATCAATGGAAAAAAGGTCAATACAGATATAAGACATTTAAATTTATCTTATAATAATTTAACCCAATTACCAGTAGAGATAGGACAACTTACACAATTAACTACATTAGATTTATCTAATAATAACATAACCAATTTG